TTAGGCTTACCATTCTTTTTCCAGTGCCAGTTCCTAGCACTAAAGGTTTGATTGCTTGCTCCGCCTGTCACTACGTTAATCCAAACTGACGTGGCGACAAGGACTCTGTTGAGGTATTTAGAAAGTCGTGTCATAAAGGACTCCTCTGTCCTTCAACGACAAGAACCATTTCAGTTCACGTTCTTGATACGACACATCTGCATTAGTGTCTTCCCATAGAGTCTCGTCAATCTCACGCTGTAGGTGGTTGCACATTTGGTCTACGGGGATCAGTCGTTCGTCGTTATACATCGTATGAGTCTCCTCATTTATATCTGGTTGTGTTGGTATAGAATACGTGATCACCAACCTTACCGTCAAGCTCGAAGTGACTCGTCCAGTACGGTTTTACGTACGTTGCATGATAATGAGTAGAAGTGATACCCATCTTTAGTCCAGCCATTACGTTGGTGGCCACTTCCATGGCCTTTTCCCCTGCGGGGGTCTTTGGCAAACGGTCAGGTTGTCCATCGTGAGTAAACGAAAACGCTTTCCGTTCAAAGACGACACCACAAACAGTGTTAGGGTATCGGGTGTCAGCAACTCGGTTCATTACCACCTCAGCCACTGCATACTGGCCCTGTAGCGGCTCACCACGGGATTCGAAATAAACCGCTACAGCCATGCACATTAGGGGTGTCATACGATTTCTACCACTTTGTCAGCATAGAAGCTCTTCCACTTCTTGGAAGCAATCTCCCAAATGGCAACCTGACCACGAGCACGCATAGCTTCACCTTGGGCCAGACCACGATCAGAACCTACGATCTTGCTGGTAGGCTTGAACAGACCGTTGACGACACGTTCACTGCCATCAGCTTTGATAAACTTGACAGTAGCAATCTTGGTGCCTTTGCTGTCGATCAGGTCTTTTACGGTTTGTACGTTAAGCATTTGAGTCTCCTTAAGAATCGTTTGTTGATCTAGTAGTACTATAGACGATCTCTAGACACACTGTAAACAATAAATTCATCAAATCCTAGATATTTTAGCTCTGGTTTGCAGGTTTCGTTAAGTTCTTCTACCCTTTTCCTAGCTTCTTGTAAGGTATATAGTTTACCTACATAAAGCTCTTTTGTTGAGGGTGAAACCTGTCCGGGCCTAGACCAGCTCATTTCTCTCTTCATAGCCACAATATAGTGTCTGCTCATAGTATCTTCCTTACGGTTATATTCCAATCAGTGTCACAATTTACTTCCCACTCACCAGTCACAGTCCGTGGTTGCTTACCGTAATCGTTCTTGTACTGCACCTCTTCCACATAAACCTTCTGCATCTCCTCATAAGATTCTGACACAGCCTCACCGATAGCCTCTGACAGTATACTGAAGGTGTGGTCTGTCGCCCCATCAACGACATATTCTGTTATGATCTTTCCCCTCTGTCCCCACAATATTTCCCTGTCACCCAGCCACATCTCTAACTATCCTTCCTAGCAGTTTGTGCAATAGTCTCGTACTCTACCTTGTCGATAAGGTCAAGCAGTCTCTCTTCGATCTCTCGTACCTCATCAAGACGACGATCAAAGTCATGGTAGGCATCACCTAACCTACCAAATAGGGCCGATAACCTAAACGTCTTGCTCTGATCTTCCCGTGCTGCACTCTCATCAAAGTGCAACCCACGATCACAATCACGCTTATTTTCACTGAGGGTAGCTTTTAGACCTTGTAGGTCATACGCTAGTGCTTCCAGTTCTTTAATCAGTTCCATTCTACATACTCCTTCAGCTTTAGTTCCAATAGATCAAGACCACCCATAGCTTCTACGATAGCGTCTTCTACCTCTTTGGGTGCATTTGGCCACATAGCTTCTACCAGCTTGCTATACTTCTTCACGTCTTCAATCCAAGCCAGTACGTCGTGTTCGTCAATATCCATAGTCAGTCTCCCGTGCGAGTCACTTCTAAATCGTAACCCTTTTTCTTCATAGCTGCAACAAGTTTTTCCATTTGCTTGCGGGTCAGCATGTCAGTGTATAACAATTCACCTTGATACACTACTTTCACTCTCAGTCTGCTTTCAGTTTTCATTTTCTCATTCCTTATTTCCACTGCGGGGGTAGTTTAGAATCACTTTACCAATTTCCACTGGTGGGGTCAAACCTAAATTCCCACGGAGGGGTCATTTTCCATCGGAGGGGGGTCTATATTTCCACTGGAGGGGGTCACCCATACGAAAGTAGGTGGTCACCCATACGAAAGTAGGTGGTCACCCATACGAAAGTAGGTGATTCGGCATACGAAAGTATTGTCAAGTGCTCTTTCGTATACATGCGAACTCTTTTGGGTATGATTCTGTCTCGTTCGTATGTGTCAAGCTCTCTTTCGTATAGGTCAAAGTTCATTCGGGTATGATTCGGTATCGAAAGTATTGTCAAGCTCTCTTTCGTATAGGTTGACAGGTTCATTGGTATATACCTACCGATTCGGATATGATTCTGTCTCGAAAGTATAGGCAAGAGCGCAAGAGTATAGATTGACGGGTGCAAACGTATAGCCTACCGATTCGGGTAGTGATTCTGTCTCGAAAGTATGTCAAACTCTCTTTCGTATAGGTATGAATCCGACTCGACTCTTCAGTAAATCCGATTCGCCCCCGGTTTGTCAACCCCCTACTTTTGAGACAATCCGCCCCTACTTTTGGATAGGTCCAGGCGCAATGGTATTGTTCCCGCATAAGGCGAGTCCTTTTGATTCGTTTCTTTTGTCCAGACTGCCCTGCCCGGCAAGAATCGAGTCCATTGCTATTTTTGCAATGCTGCTATGCAAATTCTGCATGGCTCTTTATATAGTATAATGACTCGGCGCTTTGGTGAATTTTGTGTTTGACTCTTTGCGACGAATCGCACAATTATTCCTTAACGAAACGCAAAAACACATAAGGAAACTTGAATATGACACAGAAAACCGCAAACGCTATCGCCCAAACCTACATGCAAGCGGGCTACACCACCCACGGCGCATTTCTAGCTATGTCGGATGCAGATATGCAGTTTCTGGAAATTGTCCAAGTTATTGACACTATGCAAGCAATGGGGGCGGAATAATGGGCTTTTTTGTATTTATCGGCGCTTTTGTCTTGGCAATAGCCGTTGCCGCTTTCCTAACTGAAAACTTTACTAACCTATAAGGAGTCAACAAAATGAATACCCTATTTCTTGGCATTATTGCCGCTTGTGCTTTCGCCCATACTTTCGCAATTTATGAATCGGAGTCGGGCGGGGTTAATCTGTACTTCGGGAATTTTGGTTATCATATCGCAAACGAGGAGTCGGAATAATGGCAATTTTTAACGGATATACCAGCAAAGCAGCGGCAAAGCGTGATCTAGCAAAAGCCGGGTATCATTTCACCAGCGCATTAGGCGCAACGGACTCTAGCCCTAAACTAGTAAAGGGTGAAAAGCTCAATGTGCTATCGGCGGCGCATAACCTAGCCCCCGCCCACGAGTCCGGGTGGAATATGTGTGCGCAAGCTAGCCCCGGGTGCATCGCCGCATGTTTGCATACAGCCGGGAATCCTATCTATCTGGAAAATAAGATTGCCGCCCGGTTAGCCCGGACTCAAGCCTTTATGACAATGCGCAAGGCTTACGTGGCGCTTATGGCTTTTGAATTGGAAAGCCTAGAACGCAAAGCCAAGCGCCTTGGCATGGTGCCAGCGTGGCGGCCTAATACAACGTCCGATTACCCTTTCCACACCGTTGCGCTAACGGTTAACAATAAACCCGTTAAAAGCCTAATTCACGCTTTCCCGAATATTCAGGCTTACGACTACACAAAGATAACCAAAAAGGCTTTACAGCACGCCCACGGCCTACTGCCTAGCAATTATCATATTACTTTTAGCAAGTCCGAGTCGAATTGGGCAGATTGTCTGAAAGTATTACAGCATGGCGGCAACGTGGCGGCTGTATTTGATAAATTACCGGACTCTTATATGGGCTATAAGGTAATTAATGGTGACGAGTCGGACGTGCGGTTTTATGACGAGTCCGGGGTTATTGTGGGGCTAGTGCAAAAGGGTGAAGCTAAAGCGGACGAGTCAGGCTTTGTAATCAGACTAAACCAAAAGGAGTCGATATAATGACATATCGTTATTATGTTTTGTTGTGTGATGAATTAGGCGGTGAATTTGGGGTTTATATAAATGCAGCGGATATGGACTCTTGCCTTGATATAGTCGCTGCACAATATCCAGAAAGCGGCGTAATTGACGCCCGCAAAGTATAAGGGGACTCGATATGACGCCGCAAGATATATGCGACCTATACGACGCAAAGCCAGATATGACTCTTTCACAATTGGCCAAGATTACTGGCCTATCTATACCGCAACTTAAACGAATCTTAATGGGGTGACACAATGTCTAAACAATCGGACTTTACTAAGCATATGGCCAAGATTGACTCACGCATTGCGGACTTGATCGACCTAATAGAGCAATTGGGGCTTAACCCTAATGATGAATCCCATTGCGTTAAGGTATTGGCCGACCTATTCGACGATATCCAAGATATGACGGGAATGTATTACTAACGCCACGTAGCACGTCACACAGCCCCACTAGGGCCTGTATTGTCGCTACCCTACCGCAACACGTTACACAGCCTGCAGCACGCCCTAGATGGACGCTGCGGGCTATGTGCGTTTGCGCACCATTGTCATATACTTATGTGCATAAATACACAGGCAATATACTGCATAATGTGCATTATAGTGCATGCGAATCAATCCTTGGGATGGCAGGCCCACCTGATTCCTCTGTCAAGATTTTCTTTTGATATTACCCAAGATTTATCATAAGTGTTGCACTTTCGCCACACTTTACCCTAGTTGATCACATTTTGTTACATAACGACACAAATTGATAGTTTTCGTGAGAATCACTATTGACTCCCATGGGGCCCCTGTGTATTATACGCCAGATGATTCGGGGTGAGCGGTATCCACCTACTAATCCAAAGGTAAAAATTACTTTCGCTGGAGGGAGTCATACCCAATGACGACAATCACAGGTAGAATAGCCTATGATTCGACCCTAAGTGGTCCAGAAAAATCTGAAAAAAGAATCGTTTTAGTTCAACCACTTATCAATTTTGTAACAAAAAGTGAAAGATTCTGGTTGACAAATTAAAAAATAAGGCACTATATAGTATATAGAAGGTATCTTAAGTATAGTACTTACGATACAAACTAGTTAGTGTTTTATAAACTAGTTAGATTATAGAATACGTAAGTATATAACTTAAGTTACCTGTAAACTCCTAATCAACCAAGATATACAACGTCAAGTCAGATATTTGGATTGTCGTCTTGCCGATGGTTAGGGGCTTAGAGGTAACTGTTCACAATTAGTTTACGAGTCTAACGGGATTCGATCATCAATATTTGTCGTTATAACGGAAGAGTCATGGCAGAACCACTCCCCTATTCAAAACACGTAGAAAAGCACATCCTTGAGTGCATTCAAGGGGGTGTAGGCATCCGTCAGATGATTGCGTCTATGCAAGGTCTACAGAACGCCCCCAAATCTCTATCGACACTTTACAAGATTTATGGCAACTTTATCGAAGCTGAACGTGCCAAGCTGAATGGTATGGTTGGTAAGAAGGTTATCGACCAAGCTCTGGAAGGTGACTTTAAGAGCCAAGAGCTGTTCCTTCGCAGTAAAGGTGGTTGGTCCCCGACACAGACTAACATCGAAGTTGAGCAGGACACTGATCCCGACATGGATGAATCTGCAGTAGACAGTTTGCTTGCGCTACTAGGAAAAGAACCCGATGACAGCACAGAGGAAGATCACGGCTGACACTCTTCGTAGTTTACCTGCTAGTAAGGTTAAAGAACTATTTGAAGCACTTGGCCCGGCGAAGGTGGAAGAACTAAAGCACGACTGGAACTTTTGGGCTAGGGATGCACAGTTAGAACCTGATGGTGACTGGAATACATGGTTCATTAATGCTGGTCGTGGTTTTGGAAAGACTAGGACTGGTGTTGAGTGGGTAAGGGAACAGGTTAAGCAGGGTAAGAAGCGTATCGCTGCTGTAGCTGCTACCAACTCGGATATTGAACGAGTTATGGTAAAGGGTGAATCTGGTTTCCTTAGTGTTTGTTGGAAGGGTGATAAGACTCATAAAGGTAAGAAGATGGGTTTCCCTGAGTGGTCGCCTACTAAGCGTACCTTGACTTGGGAGAATGGTGCTACTGTTCAGTTCTTTTCGGCTGAGGAACCTGAACGTCTTCGTGGCCCCCAG